CTTTAAAGTCACCTGCCCGGTGAGCGGTACGCTTCCGCCTCCTTTCCATGCGTCAAGTGATTCGGGTACATCGCTTGGCCTTTTTTCAGGAGCAAACCACGGATAAGCAGAAGCCGGCCCACCATAGGGATCATACGCCCAGTCGGACAACTCCTGCCCCTTGTAGTAAGCCCTTGAGTTATCCCATGATACAACAGCGTCTTCAAGTGGTGTTTGGGCGTATGCAAATGAAGGCGGGGCGTAAGGGTTTCGATTGCACGCTAAGGCTGGGTCTACTACACAATCGTGAGGAACAACACCTGTTGATATTTCCGAATAATTGAGAACGTATCCCGTAATCCAAAAAGCCCCAAACGGAGCGTGCAGAGTTTCTATAACTACGTTTCTTGTGACGCTAACCCTTAGCCTACCGACTTTGGGCTCCTGGGGGTCGCAGAAAAACCCCACCCCGCAGTCACCCAGTCGGCGTGCCTAATGAAGTCTACCGTTGTTATCCCCAGGTCGTCCTTTATGGATTGTTTGTGCGCCAAAGTTGGTATGCCAAGAATAGACCTTCTTTTCACCACAAACTCAATACCAGCAATGCCCGAACTCGCAACTGTTGTGCTTGTGTAGATGTGAAACTCATTCTCAAGAAACTGTACGTAGGGTTCAGCCACAAGTGCGAACGGTTCGTAGTCTTGATATCTCTCGCCTGAATCAGTTTCTCTGAACTGATAAAAAGGTCCAGCGCATTGGCTTTCAAGCAAAGTCGCTGCTGGAGCGAGTCTTGCGCCGCCATCCCACTGCCAATAGTAAGAGCAAGGATCGGGGCACCAGCACTCCTCGGGTTCCGGCCGACAGCAGCAGTCCCGCAGCCCGCTGCCGAGCCTGAGCAGTTTCGTCCCTCGGCGAAACAGTCCCATTACGGAGTCCTCTCCAGCACTGAGATGACCACTTGCAGGCAGTCTGCCGTGCTCGCAGAGAATGCGATCTCCTCACCGGCAGGCACGGCCAGCGGGGACGCAAGCACCTGCGTATAGGCGTGCGTGGCGAGCGTCACGCCAGGGATGACCGTAAACGTCCCGCCGGCCGACGTCACCGTGACGCTGAAACTTGCCGTGCTCTGCGTGCTGACGTTTGCCACGTTGATTGCGTTCACAATACTCGTGCCGGAGGTGGCCGAGAGCACCGCGGTCGCATTGGTCGAAGAGATCGCCGAGCCGTAGATTTTGAATGTGTCTGGCATAATTATTATCCAAAGAACCAGTTGAGTTGCTCGGCCGACGCGGCCTCGTTGTCGCACTCTGTGATGGTGATTCCGGTTGTCGCGATCGTCGTCGCCACGGCGACAAATCGCTTCCTCTCAAACTCAAGCCGCGTGGGTTCAAGCGTGACGCTCGTCAGCGCCTCGTGGTCGGCCTGCTGGACGGCCGAGAGAAACCACGTTCCGCGGTCGTAGGCGATTGAGCAGATTGTCGGAGAACTTGTTGTCGTCGAAAGCTCCGGCACCGGGATCAGCACATTCGACGCCAAGATTGTTTCAGTGGTGCTTGTGGCGTTGTAGAGCGTCACCGTCTTGCCGCTGTTAGTCGCCCACGAGCCCGTGAACGTCGCCATTCTGAACCTTGCGCCGCCGCCGCCGCCCTCACTGATCGACTCTGGCCTGCCAGGCAGGTGCCCGCCGTTGACTCGGTACGCGGTGCCCTGCACACGGGAAATGGTGTCCCGCATGTCCCCCAGGAGCTTCGGCCCGACGAAGTAGCGCTCAGTCTTCATTAGTAGATGCGGAGGCCAAGGGTTGTCGTGATGTTGATGGCGTCGTGAACCTGATAGGCGTAGACCAGCGGGTCGCGAGTGTCGTCGATCTTCCGTGGGGTGCCGTCTTCATTCAGGGCGATCGGGGACGCAGAGGGGGATTGCCGAGCGATCGCATTGTTGTCCACGATGCCCTGAATCTTCACTAATCCGCGGACTTTCTCGCCGGCAGCGACGCCGTCCACAAGGGCGTATGGG